TTAGAATGGGAAGGTAATCTTTATGTAATAAAACGAGTACTTAAAGAAATTGATATTCATGAAAAAAATGTAATACCATTTAAAGAACATATAGCCGCAGAAACTGTATTAAAAAAGAATGGCTTTTATTTCTTTGTTGATAAAATACAAGATATCTCAGATGAACTTGTAGAACCAAATAACTCTTAGTATATTTATAATAAACAAATAATTATGAAAAAAATCATCCTAGTTATAATGACCGTAATTGGTTCTATAACATTAAACGCTCAAATCAGCAGGCCTGGTTGTAGCACTATTGATAGCAAGATTGCTGAATTTACTAAATTAGTTACCGCATGTACAAGTGGTCAAAGAGTAAATCAAGAAAAATTGACTGCACTTTATGATGGTATCAATTGTGCTCTTACAGAAACTCAAGCAGAAGCTTTATTATTAGATCTAAGCAACACTCGTGAGGAAACTTGTGGTTCATCTGTGTTTCCAACAACACAAACCATTAGTGATGCATCTTTTAAAAAATATGCTGAATCAGTACAAAAATATTCTCAGTGTAAAAAATAAGTTTTTATTAAATAAGTTATATGAAATTACAAGCAGTTTTTAATTCAATTATAGTAAAACCTCAAGACGAAGAAGAAATAACTTATGGTTCAATCGTAGTCCCAGATCTTGGAAAAGAAAAGGGATTACGTGGAACTATTGTCTCAGTAGGTCCAGGTTATTATACCGCCACAGGTCAATTTGTAAATACTACTCTTAAAGAAGGACAGCAAGTAATTTTACCTGCTATTGGAGCTTCTAAAGTAGAATTAGATGGTCAAGAATATTGGTCATGTCCTGAAAATCAAGTATTAGCAATCATTACAGAATAAAATTTATGAATAAAGTTATAGAATTTGGGCCAGAGGCTCGTAAAAAATTAGTCAAAGGTATTAACAAAGTAGCTGATGCAGTTACAGCAACCTTAGGTCCAAATGGACGAAACGTTATTTACACTGAATACGGTGAAGTACGTAGTACAAAAGATGGAGTTACTGTTGCAAAACAGATTTCAAATCTAGAAGATCCTGTTGAAGAATTAGGTGCTCAAATGATTAAACAAGCATCTATTAAAACAGCAAATAACGCAGGTGATGGTACAACTACATCTACACTTTTAGCTCAAACAATGATTAATCAAGGTATTTCTTATCTTGACAAAGGAGCTAATGCTGTTGAAATTAAACGTGGAATTGATTTAGCTGTAAAAGAAGTAATAACTTGTTTACGTAAAGAATTAGCTGAAGACATAACTTCTGAAACCCAATTAGAACAGATAGCAACTATTTCTGCAAATAATGACCCTGAAATAGGTAAATTAATTGCTACAGCTATGGAAAAAGTAGGTCGTGAAGGAGTAGTTCATATTGAAGAATCTAAAACTGGTGAAACCTATCTTGAAACAGTAGAGGGAATGCAATTTGATAGAGGATACAAGTCACATTATTTTGTAACAAATAATAATGATATGACTTGTACCTTAGAAGAACCATTAATTTTAATTGCAGATAGAAAATTTACTCAAGTAAAAGAATTATTACCAATTCTAGAAGGGGTATCAAGTACAGGTAAATCATTGTTAATTGTTGCTGAAGATATTGAAGGTGAAGCTTTATCAACTCTTATTGTAAATAAAATGAGAGGTACTTTAAAAGTAGCAGCAGTTAAAGCTCCTGATTTTGGTGATCGTAGAAAGCTTATACTTGAAGACATGGCTATTATGACTGGTGGTCAAGTATTTTCACCTGAAAAAGGAATGAAATTAGATAAATTTTCTTGGGATTGGTTTGGTAAAGCACGTTTAGTTACCATAACTAAAGATCAAACTACAATTGTTGATGGTAGAGGAAGTGCTGAATCAATTGAAGCTAGAGTAAATGAATTGCAAGCCCAAATTGAAAAATCTCAAACACCATTTGAAAAAGAAAAATTACAAGAACGTTTAGCAAAATTTATTGGTGGAGTAGCTATTATTCATGTTGGTGGAAATAGTGAATTAGAAATGAAAGAAACTAAAGATAGAGTTGATGATGCTTTACATGCTACAAAAGCCGCCATCGAAGAAGGAATTGTACCAGGTGGAGGAACAGCTTTGTTATACGCTCGTGAAGCAATTACTAAAAATAGAGAAGAATTAGATTCAGATATTTATATTGGTAAACAAATTGTTTATAAAGTGTGTGCTTCACCATTTATGAAAATTCTAACAAATGCTGGATATAATGAAGGTGAATGTTATGGATTAATTAATTCTTTAACACTTAATAATTGGACAGGCTTTAATATCAAAACTGAAACATACGTTAATATGAAAGAAGCAGGTATTATTGATCCAGCTAAAGTAACTAGAAATGCTCTTGAAAATGCAGCATCAATTGCAGGTACCGTTTTATTAACTGAAGCAGCTGTTGTTGAAATTAATAATAATAAAAAAGATATTCCTAATGACGGATTACCATTCTAATGGAAACTAAAGAAAAAAATATATTAATTGCTAGACGTGTCCCCCCAGGTGATAAATGGACACTAGTGGATGATGAAAAACAAACTATACATCCATCATTAACCGAGACGTTAGAAGCCTATTTTCAAAAGGTTCAAAGACCTTATGAATTTAGGCTTGCGCCTCTAAAAGGAGAATTATATATTATAACTACTGAGGAAGTACAAGCTCCCCCTCCAAAACGATTTAATATATACGGTGATTATTAGTTAAAATAAAAGGTTATGACAAAAAGGTTACATACAATTCTAAATGAAAAATATCGTCCTGATACTTTAGAAGGTTATATCTGTAAAGACGAATACAAAGATAAATTTAAAGAATTTATCAAAAATCAAGATATACCTCATTTACTATTTGCAGGCAAACCAGGTGCTGGTAAAACTACAATTGCTAAAATATTAGTTAAAAATATTGATTGTGATTATCTTTATATTAATGCTACTGATGAACGATCAATGGATGTTATGAGGGATAAAGTAGGAGCATTTGCCGCCGCGGGTTCATTTAAACCACTTAAAATAGTAATTTTAGATGAAGCAACCCATATACTTCAAGCATCTCAGGTTATTCTGTTAAACATGATGGAAACATATAGTTTAACAACTCGTTTTATTTTAACAGGTAATTACCCAGAACGATTAATTGAACCACTAAGGAGTAGATGTCAAGAATTTGATTTACAACCACCAAGTAAAAAAGTTGTAGCTCAACATATTTCTACTATCTTAGATAAAGAAGATATTGAATATGAAATTCAAGATCTAGTAACTATTGTAAATAAATTTTATCCTGATTTTAGAAAAGTAATTAATAATTGTCAAAAATATACTGTTGACAATAAACTAACACTTGATAGTTTAGTAAATGTTTCGGATAATTATCAAGAAAAAATAGTAGAAGAACTGAAAAAAACGTCTACAAAAACATTTAATAACATTAGACAAATTATAGCAAATGCTGATGTAAGCGATTTTGAAGATTTGTATAGATTTTTATATGATAATTTAAATCAATATGCTGTTGGAAATGAGGGTTTAGTTATTATCACATTAGAAGAATACATGTATCATGCAACATTTCGTTTAGATAAAGAAATTAACATGATGGCTTGTATAAGTAAAATTTTAGAAATATTAAATAACAAATAAATATGTCACAAGAACAAATGCAGCTAAATGTAGATATTAAGCAATCTACTCCTATTGTTTCTGAAGATGGAAATCAAATCTTTCAAGAAGCATTTATTTTAAGGAAAATGAGTAAATTTTTAACAGGTACATCAGAAGATGCTCTCATTCCTATTCCTGTTTTTATTGATGTTAAAACTGGAAAAATTTTAATTGAGATGCTTCCTAAAGAATTAAGAGAAGAATATGAGCAATACAACAAAGACAAAGCCTAAAACTTTTTCAATATTTGACTTTGTAAAGGCAATTATTGATACTAAACAGCCTTGGGAATCATTTACTCCTGAACAACAAAAACAATTTAATAGTTTTATGATTCATAAATTTTTATCTATGAACCCTAAATATATTCAATTAGTAAATTACATTCAGGGATTAAATGTTCAACCTAATAAAAAATTATATGAGACATATTGTTTTATGATTCCTAAATCTAAAAACACTTATTCACCTTATATAAAGTCAAATATTAAAAAATCATCTCCTGAAGTAGCTCAACACGTAGCAGAATATTTTAAATGTTCTATTAATGAAGCAGAAGACTATATTTCTTTAACTGATGAAAAATGGTTAGAAAATATTTTAGTTACAAAAGGAGTTGATGAAAAAGAACTTAAAAAATTACTAAAATGACAGTAAAGTATACAGATTATACTCCTGATTCAGTTGTACAAACAATTATTGAAAATTTTGTTAAGCGAGCTGAAATGGGAGAAAAAAAGTATGGGGTTACTTTAGATAGAGAGGATCTTACTATTGAAGAATTTATTGAACATGCCTTACAAGAACATATGGATGCTATTCTTTATCTTCAAAAAGTAAAAATGATGCTTGAAAAACAAAAGAATGGCTAGTAAAGTTCCTTCTATTATAAAAAAGATAAGAGATTTCAAACCTCAAGAAATTAATTACGCTTATCAAAAGAGTATATCTTATTCTCAATTATCTATGTTTTTGTCTTGCCCTAAAAAATGGGCACTACAGTACAGAGATGGTCATAAAATATCTGCTCCTTCAATCAATATGACTTTTGGAACTTCAATTCATGAAACAGTTCAAAAGTATGTTCATACAATATATGAAGAAAGTGGAGCCGCAGCCGATAGAATTGATATAGAAGAATTATTTGAAGAGCGTTTTAGAGAAAACTACTCAAAAGAATATAAGAATAATAAAAATGTTCATTTTAGTAGTTCTGAGGAAATGAGAGAATTTTTTGATGATGGGATAGCTATATTAGATTTTATAAAAAAGAAACGTGGCAGTTATTTTAGTGTAAGAAATTGGCATTTAGTAGGAATAGAATTACCTATTGTGATTGCTCCTAATCCTAAATATCCTAATATTTTATACAATGGATTTATAGATTTAGTAATGTACAATGAAAACACAGAAACATTTACTATATATGATATAAAAACTAGTACTAGAGGATGGGGTGATAGAGAAAAAAAAGATGAAATAAAACAATTTCAAATTTTACTTTATAAAAATTACTTTAGTGAACAATTTGGAGTTCCAATTGATAATATTGATGTAAAGTTTTTTATTTTAAAACGTAAAATATGGGAAGAAAGTGAATTTCCTCAAAAACGTATCCAAGAATTTGCCCCAGCAAATGGTAAAACTAAAGTGAAAAAAGCAAAAACTGCTTTAACAGATTTTATAGAAAATATTTTTAATTCAGATGGAACATTTAAAAACGTTAACCATCAACCTAATCCTAGTAAATCTAATTGTATGTTTTGTCCATTTAAAGGTAAAAAAGAATTATGTGATAAAGCTATACTCTCGTAGATCCTTATATATTTATATACAAATATACGTTATGTCAAAAGATGGTACCCAATTAACCTCAGTAAAAGTAGATAAATCCTTATTCGATACTTTTAAAATAGAGTGTGTAAAAAGAAAATTTAGTTTAAATAAACTTGTCAATCGAGCTTTAGATTTGTATCTTAGTAATGAAGATTTTAGAAAACAACTTACAAATTACAATAACCCAAATATAAAAGAATAATTAGTTTTTATGAATTCAAGTTTTGCTTATCTGCCTCCTAATGAGAGGAAAAAAATCTTGTTAATTTGTGACGATTTAAGAGTTCATTCAGGAGTTGCAACTGTAGCTCGTGAAATGGTACTTAATACCGCTCAACATTTTAACTGGGTTCAAATAGCAGGTGCTATTAATCATCCTGATCAAGGAAAAAAATTAGATTTATCTAATGATACTAATATTACTACAGGATTAAAAGATGCCTCAGTACAAATTTATCCAACAAATGGATATGGAGATGCTAATTTGGTTAGAACTCTTATTAAAATTGAAAAACCAGATGCTATATTTTTGATTACTGATCCAAGATATTTTATGTGGTTATTTCAAATTGAAAATGAAATTCGTAAAAATATTCCCATTATATATTTGAATATTTGGGATGATTACCCAGCTCCAATGTACAATAGACCTTATTATGAAGCATGTGATGCTTTGTTAGGAATTTCTAAACAAACTGTAAATATCAATAAATTAGTTTTAGGTAATAAAGCCGAAAATAAATTAATTAAATACATACCACATGGTTTAAATCATGATATTTTTAAACCAATTGATAAAGAAAATGCTGAGTTTAAAGCATTTAAAAAACAAATTCTTAAAGATAAAGAATACGATTTTGTTTTATTTTTTAACTCTAGAAATATTCGTCGTAAACAAATTCCAGATACTCTTTTAGCGTATAAATATTTTATTGATACTTTACCTGAAGAAAAAGCTAAAAAATGTGCATTTTTACTCCATACTCAAGTTGTAGATGATAATGGAACGGATTTAAAAGCAGTTTGTGATTATTTATTTAATAATGACCCTAGATATAATATCGTATTTTCAGATAAACCGCTTCCTCCTCAACAAATGAATTATTTGTATAATATGAGTGATGTTCAAATTTTATTAACATCAAATGAAGGTTGGGGACTATCACTAACTGAAGCAATATTAGCAGGTAATCCAATTATTGCTAATGTGACTGGTGGAATGCAAGATCAAATGCGTTTTTCTAAAGATGGAAAATGGATAGAATTTGATGCTGATTTTCCTTCAAATCATAATGGTACAATTAAAGAACATGGTGAATGGGCATTTCCGGTTTATCCAACAAATCGTTCAATTCAAGGTTCTCCTATTACTCCATATATTTGGGATGACAGATGCACTTCTGAAGATGCTGCTAAACAAATTAAAGCTGTTTATGAATTAAGTAAAGAAGAACGTAAAGCAAAAGGATTAAAAGGTCGTGAATGGGCTTTAAGTGATGAAGCCGGATTTACAGGTGAAAAAATGGGTCAAAGAGTTATTAAATATTTAAATGAATTATTTAATACTTGGGAACCAAGAGAAAAATTCGAACTTATTAACACTAAAGACGTAGAAAAAAGAGTTTTAAATCATAAATTAATCTATTAATATGAATAAAAATACATGTATTATCTATGCCCCAGTAGATACACTATCAGGTTATGGCTCTAGAGCCCGTGATACAGTAAAGTCAATTATACAACTTAAAAAAGAAGAATGGAATATTAAAATTATCCCCTGTGGTTGGGGTAATACTCCTACAGGATTTATTGAATCAAACCCAGAATGGCAATTTTTAAATCAATATATGATTAATGGCCAATTAACATCTCAACCTGATATTTTTATATGGATTACAATTCCTACTGAATTTCAAAAAGTAGGTAAATACAATATTGGAATTACAGCTGGATTAGAAACAGATATTGTTCCTGGTGATTGGGTTGAGGGATGCAATAGAATGGATTTAGTTTTAGTATCCTCAGAACATTCTAAAAAAGCATTTTTAAATTCTAAATACCAAAAAGTAAATGATAAAACTAAACAAATTGAAGGTACTACAGAAATTAAAACTTCTATTGAAGTAATTTTTGAGGGAATTGATACTGATATTTATAAATTTTTAGAAAATCCAAATAAAGAAATAGGTGATTTAGATACTATACCTGAACAATTTTGTTATCTGTTTGTAGGACATTGGTTACAAGGTGATGTAGGTGAAGATAGAAAAAATGTAGGTTTATTAATTAAAGCATTTTTTGAAACATTTAAAAACAAAAAACATAAACCAGCCCTTGTTTTAAAAACATCTATTATAGGTCCATCTTACATGGATAGAGATGAAATTTTAAAACGTATTCAAAATATTAGAGCTACTGTTAGTTCAAAAGATTTACCAAACGTTTATTTACTTCATGGTGAATTTACAGATTCAGAAATGAATGAAATTTACAATCATCCAAAAATTAAAGCAATGGTATCTTTAACTAAGGGTGAAGGATTTGGTCGTCCATTGCTTGAGTTTACTCAAAGTAAAAAACCATTAATTGCATCAAATTGGAGTGGACATTTAGATTTTTGTAATCCCGAATTTACAATTTTAATAGGTGGTACTTTAACGAATGTACATCCAAGTGCTGCAAATCAGTGGTTAATAAAAGAAGCTAAATGGTTTTCACCTGATTTAGGATCAATAGGTAGAAGTTTGAAGGATGTTTATGAAAACTATAAAGATTATATTTCACACGGAAAACGTCAAGGGTTTTATGCTAAAACAAATTTTTCATTTGAAAAAATGAATGAAAAAATGGCTGAATATTTAACACGTATTCCTGAATTTCCTAAACATGTTCAATTAAAGTTACCTCAACTTAAAAAAATCGAATTACCAAAATTACAAAAAGTAGAAAACAATGGATAATTTAATAATATGTCAACATTGCGGTTCAGATGCATGTTACGTAAATGAAAATTCACCTGATGTTAAAACATATTCATGTTTTGGATGTGGATTTACAACAAATTCATTAATGAAAGAAGGTGAAGAATTTTATAATCAGCAAATTGAAGTTTTACCTGAACTTTATAAAGATATGATGTATAAAGATGAAGAAGGTAAAATATGGATGCCTACAACTATAAATTTACCCCAACAAGGTATGGTATTCTATAATGGTACTAAAAAAGAAGATGCTAAGTGGGCAGCTGTAAAAGCAGTTGAGATTAAAGAAGAAGAAAAAGAAAAATATAAGAATAAAAAAGGTGAATATTATACTCATAGAATGGATATGTCTACAATAAAAGCATTTGAAATGAAAGAGTTTATGGAAGCTTTAACTTATATTGGAGTCTTACCAGAATAATCGTATATTAAATTATATGAAAATTAGTTATGCAATTACTTGTTACAATGAGTTAGACGAGATTATTCGTTTAATAAATTTTCTTGAAGCAAATAAAAGACAAGAAGATGAAATTGTAGTATTATTTGATGATAAAGGTCCTGAACAAGTTTGGAATTTTTTAAAATCAAAAGAAAATTCAATTAAATTACACCCTGCTAATTTTAATAATGATTTTTCAGCTTGGAAAAATAAATTAAACAAACTATGCTCAGGTGATTATATTTTTCAATTAGATGCAGATGAAGTTCCTCATAGTCATTTAATAGAAAATTTACACTTTATTTTAGAAAATAATGAATCAGATATTATTTTAGTTCCTAGAGTAAACATAGTTAATGGAATTACTCCTCAACATTTACAAATGTGGGGTTGGAAACAAAATAATAAAGGATGGGTTCAATGGCCTGACCATCAATGGAGAATTTATAAAAACAATCCTGATATTAAGTGGAAAAATAAATTACATGAAATATTAGATGGATATAATACTTATGCTAATTTACCTGAAATGGAAGAATATGCTTTGTATCATATTAAAACAATAGATAAACAAGAAAAACAAAACAATTACTATCAAACAATTTAATATTTAAAACA